GCATTGCGGCCTGTGGCAGCGCCTCGTGTTCGACAGGCTGAAATACGAGCGCGGACCAACGGCCAAGCCCATCGACCGCGCGGAGCATATCCGGCGCACCGGCGGCGTCTGGTACGAGTGCGCTGGCTGCAAGGGCCGGATCACCGAAAGCCAGAAGGCCGCGATGATCGGCCAGGGCCGCTATCAGACCCTTCCGGGCGAGCCGGTGATCCGCGACGCCGCCGGCAACCTCCACGAGTGCCTCGAGACCGTGCGGTCATTCCTGCCGGGCACCAGCGTAGGGCTACAGGTTTCCGGGCTTTGCTGCTTGTGGCTGTCGTGGGTGGAAATCGCTGCGCAATACATCCTCGCGCAGGGCGACCTGGCGAAGATGTTCGCGTTCAAGACCGACACCCTGGGCGAGCCGTTCGACCAGCAGGAGACGCGGCTCAGGAGCGACCTGTTCAGGCTGAAGTCGGCGCGGGCGAAGTTGGGCGAAGGCGTGGTCCCGATCTGGGCCAGCGCGTTGCTGGCGACCGTGGACGTCCAGCACCGTTTCTTCAAGATCGTCGTGCGCGCCTGGGGACGGTCCCTGGACGAGAGCAGCATGGAATCGGCGCGCGTATGGCACGGGCGGTTGGAGAGGTTCGAGGACCTGGACGCGCTGCTCGCCAGAGAGTGGCCGTCCGAGGACGCCGGGCGCGGCAGGTCCATGAAGATCACCGTGCTGCTCATCGACACCGGCGGCACGAGGCTCGGCGACGAGGCGATTTCGCGCACCGAGCAGGTGAACCGCTGGGCGCTCTCCCGGCAGCCGTTCGGAGTCATCCCGATCAAGGGAACGGCGCGCCGGCAGAACACCGCGGACCACATCAAGCGGGCCAAACGAGTGCAGCATCCGGGTCTGGAGGAACGGCTGCTCGATGTCCATCACTTCGCCGACGAACTGGCGTGGTTCGTGGACAAGGGGCGCGAAAACCCGGACGAGGAGGTCTGGCACCTGAACAAACGCGACGACCCGGAATACAACCAGGAGCTTTCCAACTGCGTCAAGGTGGTCGAGCGCGCCGGGAACAAGATCGACACCGCCTGGCGCCCGGTGTCCGACGGCGCGACGATTGACTTCTTCGACTGCGAGGTCTACCAGGTCGCCGCTTCGTACATCGCTCAGGAGCGCGGCCCATTCCCTGCCCGAAGCGCCGTGGACGCGCAGAGGAAAGCCGACGTGGAAGCAGCGCAACCCGCGCGCAGCGGTTTCGGCGAACCGCTCGACGCCGAGGAAGAGGAATTCCGCCGGCTGCGGGAAGGCCGGCCCGACCCGAACGACGCCTGGACGCCGACGGCGTACAAACTCTGAAGGGAGGTAATGACAAGGCAAACAGAAACGGGCGGCGTTGACAACGATAGCGCCGAGCATCGGCTGCCAGGCGAGTGACCTGAGCGGGATGCGGCGCGGAGTCAAAAACAGGGAGCGAGCCGTGAGCAAGCAAAAGGCCGCAGAGACCGTACAACGCATCGTCGTTGCGCCGCCGAATTTTCAGGTGGCCAGGTTCCGAATCACGGGCGACAGTCCGCTTGTGATCCATCGGTTCTCAAAGAAGGTCAAGGATCAGATGCTTCAGAAGATGGAGGCGGGCAAAACGGCGTCCAGCAAGAAGGAGCGCTCGCCTGTCAACACCGACCAGGTCTTCGAAGAGTCCTACTATAACAGCAAGGAGGGGTGGACGGGTTTTCACGCGGCGGCTTTGCGCTGCGCCGCGATAGATGCCTGCCGGCTCGTCAACTACAAGATGACGCTGGCGAAAATGAGCATCTTCGTTCTGGCCGACGGATGGGACGAGCGGGAGCCGCAGATTCCGCTCGTGCGGATTTTCGGAGAGCCGAAGAAACAGATGGACATGGCGCGCGTGGAGACGGGCCAGCCGTACATCACCGTCCGCGCGGCATACTACGATTGGTATGCGCAGCCGCGCATCCGCTGGGACGCCGACCAGTTCACGCTGCAAGACGTGACCAACCTGCTGACGCGCGTCGGGCTTCAGGTCGGGATCGGCGAGGGCAGGCCGTTCTCGAAGAACAGCGCCGGCATGGGGTGGGGGACGTTCGGCATGTCCCCGGAGAAAGAAGGCGCCCAATGAAACGTGGAATCATTCAAGACGCGCTGGGTGCGATTGCGGAAGAACACGGCGGCATTCTGCGGCCGGCGGACGTCGTTGATGCAGCGGCGGCCGCAGCTCATCCGCTGCACGCGTGCTTCGAATGGGACGACGCGAGGGCCGGCCAGGAATACCGTCTCTGGCAGGCGCGCAAGCTGATCGCCGTCGTCGTCTGCGGCGTGACTGGAACCGCGAAGGAAATCCGCGCGTTCGTGTCGCTGAAAACGGATCGAACGAAGGACGGCGGCGGTTATCGCATCCTCGCGGACGTGATGACGGACAAGCAGATGCGCGAGCAGATGCTTGACGAGGCGTTGGAGGAACTTCAGATTTTTCAGACAAAGTACCGTCGCCTGAAGGCTCTTGCGCCGATCTGGCCTGCTGTTCGCCGCGTAATGCTGCGGCGTTCGGCCTGACGGCGCGCCTCGCTGGTCGAGGCCGAGCGAGGCATGGCATGGTGTGGCAGGATTGGCGTGGTGCGGCGCGGTGCGGCCGGGAGCGGCGTGGTTTGACTTGGCGTGATGCGGCAGGTGCGGCGAGGCGTGGCCAGGCTGGGCAAGTCCGGGCACGGCGTGGCAGGCATGGTGCGGTGTGGCATGGCCTGGCATAGAGCGGTCAGACGCGGCAGGCGTGGCTTGGCGAGGTGCGGCTTGGCTAGGTCGGTTTTGGCGATGCAGGTGCGGCCTGGCACGGCGAGGTTAGGCGGGGCAAGGCGCGGTCATGCAATGCAGGAGAGGCGAGGCCTGTTTCGGCAGGGACCGGCGTGGAGGTATGCGGCTTGGCGCGTCAGTGCAGGCAAGGCCGGGCGAGTCCGGATAGGGCTTGGTGCGATGTTGCCGGGACAGGTGCGGCAGGCGTGGTCAGTAGTGGTGCGTTAACGAGAGGACTGGTACGGCCCGGTGCGGCGGGGCAGTTCATGCTCCGCTGCACCGCAATGAAAGGGAAACATGATGAACATTGAGCTTGTCGACGTCGCCGCCGTGCGAGAGTATGACAATAATCCGCGCATTATATCTGATTCAACGGTCGACGCCGTTGCCGCCTCGATTCGACAATTTGGATTCAGAAACCCGGTGCTCCTTGACAAGGACGATGTTCTGATTGCCGGCCATACACGCCTCCGGGCCGCAAAGAAACTCGGCATGACACAGGTTCCCGCCATGCGCGCGAACGACCTGACACCCGAACAGGTGCGCGCGTACAGGATCGCGGACAATCGCCTCGCGGAACTGGCGGAATGGGACAAGACCCTGCTGCCGCTTGAACTGGAAGCGATTCGCGCCGCCGGCACGGACCTGTCGCTGCTCGGCTTTGACGAGGAATCCCTGGCGCAGCTTCTGGACTCCGGCGTCCAGGGCGGCCAGACCGACCCGGATGCCGTGCCGGAACCGCCGGATAAGGCCGTATCGCAGCGCGGGGAAATTTATCAGCTTGGCGCCCATCGGCTGATGTGCGGCGACTCAGGCTCGGGGGCCGACCTGAACCTGCTCCTCGGCGGGCAGAGCATCCATCTGGTCAATACGGACCCGCCGTACAACGTGAAAGTGGAACCGAGCAGTAACAACGCCATCGCCGCCGGGCTGTCTTCCTTCGGCGACAACGGCACCGCCGCCCGGCAGCATCTTTACAAAACCATGCGCGATCCGGAACACGCCCCTGAAACCGGCGGCGGGCTGACTCACCACCAGGCGTTTGACCTGGCGCGCGGCAAGAGCAAATTCCACGCGACGACGAAAAAGCTGCGCCCGAAAGACCGGCCTCTGGAGAACGACTTCGTCTCGGACGAGGCGTTCGACAAGCTTCTCCACGCATGGTTCGGCAACATCGCCCGCGTTCTCCTGCCTGGCCGCTGCTTCTACATCTGGGGCGGGTATGCCAACTGCGGAAACTATCCGCCGGTCTTGAAGGCATGCGAACTTTACTTCTCGCAGGCGATCATCTGGGTCAAGGAGCATCCGGTTCTCACTCGCAAAGATTACATGGGGAACCACGAGTGGGCATTTTACGGGTGGCGGGAAGGCGCCGGGCACAAGTTTTACGGGCCGAACAACGCCGTGGACGTCTGGCCGATCAAGAAGGTCAACCCGCAGAGCATGATCCATTTGACCGAAAAGCCGGTGGAGCTGGCCGTGCGGGCCATGCAGTATTCCTCACTTCAGGGAG